ACTGCCACTTACTTAGGAGAGTGAAAATGATTGGATTTGTGTGTGGGGAAGATTGGACGGCTTTTGAGTTTAGACCTATTTTTGCAAGCAATAAAATGAAATGGGCCGCTATTGTGATTAACAAACCAGTGCCAGATAAATATTGGGGTGAATGGGGATTTGCATTTACAAGACGCGGCGATATTTGCGTATTCAAAGGCAATGAAATGAGATATAAGCGCCCGTTAAACTGGATTAAACGCTTATACACGTAACCACTACATAAACGGCTAGTACGTTGATACGCTTTGTTATGTGATTATTAATTTAGGAGAAGATTTATGAAACTAGAAATAACAATGAATGAGAAACAAATAAAAGAAGCTTGTCTTGAAATTATTAAAGAAAAGTTTCACGGCTTGAAAATGCAGTTTGACATTAAGTCCTACGAGATTGACGAAGACGGTTTGGTAAAACTTAAAGTGCTTGCTGAAGAGATAGAGTAATTTACTACACATAACACATTATTAGACGGATTCCCGAATTGACTGGGGTGGGTGGATTCCGTCTATATCGAGGAGTATTTATGAGCAACTATCCAGACGACTACATGAGGTACACAAATGACCCAAGACATCCAGACTTTGAAGATTTACAGAGTGACGACCCCTCTGACTGCGAAGTATTACAGACTGAGGACGACGGCGGAGATGGCTGCAAAGACTTACAATTATGGCCAGATAGAGTCTAGGCCAGTCATTGTAGAAGAGATAGACCTGGAGCCGCACAGGAATGTCGTCAGGAACTATGAAATAGCAGCTAACGCACAAAAACAAAAACAAAAATGTAAGGTCTGTGGCGTGGAAAAGGATGTTTCTAAGTTTTACAAAATGAGAAGTAAGCCGATGAAGACTTGTAAAATGTGCATGTCTGACGCTTATCACAAAAATAAAAACAAAACCAATGGCGGCGCCACTGTTAATAATTTTTTAACGGGCAGATCAATCTCTAGTCTTTGCAAAAACGTCTAGTAATTTATCGAGGCGCACGTTCATCGAGTTAGTCTGATCTTTTATATCGTCTTTGATCGAGTTTAACATGCCGTAGATATTAGTCAGGTCTCGGTCGAGGTCTACACGCTTGACATACTCATCACGAACTTTATCTATACGCCTATGTGCATTCGACAAGTCGTTGTGATACTCTAAATGCTTAGAATCTATTTTAGCGTTCATCCACTTTATGACCCCCATCGCCTGAGCGAACAGACCAATGGCTATTCCTAGTATTGTCAAAAGATCAGCTAGTTCTATCATTCATCACATCATAATAAGAATGGTAATTATATTGCTGAAGATTATATCAAAAGTCTTTTTCTAACTCCATGATATACACCCCTAATTTGACCGCATCGTCATTTTTGAAACACACCAGATCACCTTTCTTTATCGTCTGCACTGTCGGCTTCGTTGGTTTTTGGTGTGTCATCGTGCAGCCCGTCAAAATGACTATCAAACCACTTAGCAGGGTCATTCTCAAGTTTGTCGCGTTCATTCTGCGCTATTCTCTCCAAAATAAGGTTTAGCACCCTGTCAAAGTAGTCTAATAGTTTCAGCCAGCCGCTATTCATTTTCTGCCCGTCAACTTTTTGAATACGTTGTTCATTCTGTCAACCACCCCGTTATCTCTATCAGTTGGCGTTATTGCTGCAACAACGGACAGTAATGCAATTATAGCACCTATCAGGTTAATATAATCGTCTACGCTTTCCATTTTACACCCCTATTAATTCGTAATGCGGCCCATCGAAGAAGCCGTTAAAATGCCCGCCCCATCTCACCCTATGCGACATAAGACCCTCATAATGTAGCAACTCTGCAACGCCCAGCACATAGCCAGCGAAAAAGTGCAGCCCTTCTCGATCATCCCAATCTATCGGGTATGGCATTACATCAACTGCCATGCTTGGCGTCTTATTGTGCTTGCTGTGCGGGTATTGCAGCTTTGTCTTACCTTCAGCGTAGAGCCTGGCTTGCTCAAGTTCACCACGCCTACCACACAAAATAGAACAGTCTTTGTGCAGTATAACCGTGTTGAACAATATTTGCAGCTCTCGATGACAGGTAGCTAGCCTTGCAGCACTTGTATTGCTAAATTTTGGCATGTAAGTATTACAACGCTACCCACAAGTCTCTTGGTGTGACTCTGCTTGATGGGATTCTGAACTCTTTATGTCCTGCGCGAATTAATGCCTCTGCCACTAGCTCAGAACAAAACCATTTATCACCACGCTGCCAACTCTTACGGAACGGTAGAGCGATAATGGCGCTAAGGTCGTACTCTTTACCTACCTCACCTTCAAGAAACCGCCGCGCATTATCTTCGTTACCTTCAACTTCAACAGACTCACGCACAGGATAGTGCATTTTGAACTGCCAAAGTGGTGTCTTTCTGACGCCGTACTTTCCTGACGCCTCGTACACATCACCAAAAAGTTCAATGGCAACGTGATTCCAACGACTGAAAGTTAATGCGCGAATCATCATGGCAATAATCCCTTTCGATCTGCAAAAATAGATTGTCATAGTGTCGCTGCCAATGTGAAAAGTGAGTCAAGTTGTGCATCATTAAGCCCTAACGCAGCGCCAAGTAGTGACACGAAAGGTCTATTGCGCTCAACTGTCTGTGAGTATTCCCACTCGATAGCGGCAGCTGACTTGTCAGGCTCTGGAAGTGCTGCAATAGCGGCATCAACATTTGACAACAAACCTTGACTAAGCAGCGCCAGTCTAGCCTGGCGCATAGTTACAACAGTTGGGACTATGGCAACAACCCCGCTCATATTAAGTGATGCTATTTCACCATCTGTCACGGTAGTGACTAATCCATTTATTATCTTATTAGCCATTTACTTTATCCCCACGAGTGTTATTTTCCCTGACGTGATTGCTTGCGCTGAAGCACCATCGTAGCAGTACAACTGTATAGCGTCCACAACACTTGTCGATGCTCTCCTAATCACACCGTGATTAAATCTGGTGCCCCCCCTAGATGTGAGAAACAACAGTGTATCTGCTCCAGCGGCTGCATCAAGAATGTCAATTACGGCCGTAGTTGACGCGCCCACAGTGGGTGTAACTCTCCCCTCGGTTGCTGTAGTTCTGGTCGTGTACGCTGTCGTAGATCCATCTTGCAGTCCGTTTGTTGTCGTCACATAGTCTGATGCACCGGAGTCAAAACTAACGCCCCCATCGGAGGATGTTCTCACGTAGAGAGCGGTGCTAATTGCGGCGGTCATACTTTGTACGCGCAGTTGGTAGGATGAATAACCTGACGGTAGGGCCAACTCAATCGCCAAAGGCGAGCCTGTGATTTCGAAGTTCTGTAATATTTCATAATCATGTGGTGCTTCAGCCCACGACATCTCATCTACACCATTATTCGTCAGGAACTTTCCCCCCTGCCCAGCAATCGTTGGCATATCAACTGAGGCGGCTGAGGCGGCAGCAGCGCTGGCAGATGCCTCTGCTTTGGCAGCATGATGTAGCGATGAAAACGTTGTAACACCATCGCCCCCCGCCGCGATAGATACAGGACTATCTTCGGGATTTATTGCCCACTCTTCCGCATATCCATCTAGTGCGAGGGTGTTTGCGTAAGATGTGGCCGCATTACTTTCTGATGTAGCCGCATTACCTGCGGACGTAGCGGCATTAGCTTCTGATGTGGCAGCGTTAGCTTCAGAAGCCAAAGCCGCTACAGCACTTGCCGCCGACTCGGTTGCCGATGTTTCAGCATCAACAGCGTTATCATAAGTTACGTCTGCTAGTGTGTTTGACTCGGCGCCAAAAGTCGGCAAAGCTGCAACAAAGGCGTTAGATTTACTAACAAATGTTGCCCGATCTTCACCCCTAACGGGGGCTGTGGGCAAATCTGTTATAGGTGTTGGTACAGTTACAGCCATAATTTAGAACCCCTCAACTTCAATTGTTCCGGAACACACTGAGACGCCAGATAAATTAATAGTAAAATCACGATAGACACCAAAAACGATGGTTGAACTAAAATCTGCATCCCCTATGAACAGTGTTGGAATGCTATCAATAGCCGATAGCGCCCGCTGAACATAGGAAACCAGCGGGGTATCTATCGTTACATCATAGCCAACGCGCTTAACTGACCGCCTGACAACAATCTGTAAATTGCCGAATTCATCCCGCTCTTTTGTTGAATAACTTATGTTACCAATGTCAGTGCCATAATTTGTTACTGCAAGGTCCGCTAACGGGCCAGCCACAACACGGCCGCAAGATGCAGTATCAGACGGGTTTAACCTGCTGATGGTAATAACCATAGTCGCTTCTAGGTATGGCGGTATGCCATCGAAAACGGCCGTGTCTAAGCTCTCGTAATCTAAGAAAAAGAATTCCCACCAATCCGTCACGCCTATATCAGTTAGCGTTATTGTCTCATCGTAAACAAGCCCCTCAACTGGGTCTGTGTACGTTATTTGTGCTTCATCTGCTACTAAACCAAGCAAGCCTACGGTGGTTAATACCGCATCAAAAACTAGTGTGCTAGTGATTGCTGCCGTGTTCGTTGTTACCGAGTCGCTGCCATCGTTGAACATGCGCCATCTATTAACGTAGCCAAGCCTTAGCCATGTAGGTACCGCCTTGGCTGCGCCAACATCAGGTCGGTCTGTGGTAGTGGTTAGCGCCTCGTATGCTGACATAGCATAGCGCACCTCATCACCAGCGTTATAGCTACCGGCTGACCAAACTGTATAATCTGTTAATGCTACATCAGAGGCCGTTAAAATGGCCTCAGAGACTGTTAGTGGTCTGACTATTTTCATACAAAGGCCCTTTCTTCTGGCATCCCCTGCTGATCCCATCGTTCAAGCTGTTTTGCAGTTTTGTTTGTGTTTTTAGCTATCACAATTTGTCCTGATCTTACGTCATCGCGCAATAATCGCATCTCATCAATCATAGCATCAAATCCCATCAGCCGCCTAGTGTCAGAGTTATTCATGATTCTGCTTGGCCCTGTGAACTCCATTTCTGGCCCGGTTTCTCCGACCAGTCGGATACCACCAGCGTGCATACCGCCACTTGCAAAACCTGGAACTTGGCCCGTAGCTTGGCTGTTTTCAATCATTGCAGCGCGCTCATTGGCTATTGCAGCATCAAACGACGCTTTTAGTCCTGCAATGTTGCCGATGCCCTGATTTATCCCACGCAATTCATCAAGTTCATATTGTGCGTTAGTGTAGATCAATTCTAACGCTTCAATCTGATCATCAAACCGCCCTTGGTCTAGCTTTTCCTTAATCTCAGCCTCAGTTGCCAGCGATTCCAGCCCAAGCGCGATAGCTTCTTCAATGCTTGTTGCGCCTTTTTCAATGCCTCTTGAGACTTCAATATACTCTTTCGCGTCTGCCAGAAGCTTATCAAGTTTTGCAACTTCATCGTCTCGGATCTTTTGCGCGTTTTCTATCTGTCGCTGGGCGTTAAATTCGGCGTTAGCTATTGCGGACTCTGTCGCCATTTCAGCCGCGCCTATCTGGGCATCAGATGACGATTGTATTACCTGTGTTTGGGCCTCAAGGTTTGCTACTGTCTGCTCTGCTGTTGATAGCTGGCCAGTTCCCATCCGCTCAAGATCCGCTAGAAGATTAGCTGTCGTTCCTTGCGCTCTCCTGAAATCTGTAGCAGTGCTAAACCTGCCCGCGTCCACGTTAGACGCAATCCCCGCCGCGGCGCCTGCGCCTGATAGGTTGCCAGTGTGTAGGGCATTACGCAATGTTTTTACTGCGTTATCCCATATCCCACTTGGTGATATCTCACCAATCAGCTTATCAAGCCCGCCTGTAATGCCTCTAAGCTCCAGACTCAGTTTGCTGACCATGGCCCGTGCTGCATCAAGAACAAGGTTGTTAGCCTCTATTCTTAGATCAGTCTCGGATTGAATCGCGTCCCGCTGGATATCAAGATAGGTTTCTGCTGCATTAATGGACAACTGCAAACCGCTATTTATTGCAGCCTGTGCAGCTCGTAGTTTTTCGTCTTCGGCGCGTTTCTGCTCGTTAACCAGTCCGGTTAGTTGCTGCATTATGCCGTTTGTCGTTGTTTCTGCGGTTGACAATCCGCTAGTTAATGCTGTTTTTTGTTCTTGCAGTGCGGCTATTTGTAGGCTGGTTCCTTTTCGTAACATTTGCAGTGCATCGTTGGCGCTTTGCTGTAATGCTGCGAAAATGGCTTTAATTGCTTCTGCCGCCTTGCCCGCTTCAGCCTCTGCTATGTCTGCCGCTCGTTTAGCTTCCGCCTCTGCTATGTCTGCCGCTCGTTTAGCTTCCGCCTCTGCTATGTCTGCCGCTTTCATGGCTGCCTCGGCTGCGTCCTTGGCGACATCTTCGATGTGGTCATAGTATTGGTCTGCGACCCCCTGCAATCTTAGCAGTGTAGCTATATTATCTTGGCCACCTTCTGTTAGTGCGTTTTGAGCCGACACAAGATCAGCAAACCCTTGTCTTGTTTCAGGCAATGGCAGGCCCCCCATTGCTTCACCGAGTCGGCGGGACAAGTTCTCAAACTGATCGGCTTCGCTTAAAAAGTTCTTTTCAAACCCGACCAGAGCATCGCTAAACGCCTGGATGCCTCCGGTCTTTTGCACCAGTGCATCAGCGGCTTTCACAAGCATTTCTGTTGGGATTGGTAACGCATTTAATGCCTCGCCCATCTCGCCCAGTATCTCTGGGAAGTGGGTGAGCTCGTCCATAGTTTGCGGCACCTGGAAGCCTAGCGTCAGGGCCGCTTCTTTTGCCAATTCAAACTCTGTTGATACCCGTGCCAGCGTTTCGCCAAGCGTTTCGCCAGCTTGTTGCATCTCATCTAAAAACGGCACAACTGTTCTCACGGCAGTATCGAATACCTCGCTGAATACAGCCTCGATTTCTGCTTGTTGTGCTGCGGCGTCAAGACCCTCAAGACTGATCATCTGTGTGTCTAAAATGACAGAGTTAAGACGCTCCGTAATCTGCTCAGCAGAGATACCGAGCGCGTCTGCTCCCGCCGATACACTATCAACTATGCTGCCAAAAACTTGCCCAAACTGTTGGTTTACCGCGTCTTCTAAAGGCTTGAACACATCTCCGACTTTGTAGCTGCTAAACGCGCTACTACGCGATTTAAAAGTAGCAAACGCATCAACAACCGCACCATCCACAAGGTCTGTTATGTTACCGCCTAAAATTCTTATCCCTTCGTCAATCTTTTTTGACCTGCCACCCAGCGCTTTACCAATAATTTTCCCCAGGTTGTTTACAAGTCCCAGTGAAAACAGGCTGCCGATTACGTCAAATTGGGTCTCTATACCTTTGCCGATAAGATTTTTATCAAACAAATTAGTATCAACTTTCGGCGCTGTAAACGAAACACTCCCTGCCGCCCGCTGTGTCATTGATACCACGCCATCAATCCCAATCTGAAGGCTCTTTAAAGCTTGAAGCATTCCGGTATTGATATTTACCAGTTCGCTGGTCGCCTCGGCGATCAAGTCTGTTGAATTGGCAATGGATTGCGATTTCGCATCAATTGACCCCAGTACGGTACCTGTGCCTTGCGCCGCTTGCCTTGCTGCTGTTGGGTCGAGGTCGTCACCGCTTAGGTAATCTGCGATCTTACTTACTGCTAACGCCGCTATACCACCAACAACGCCGCCGATCACTGGCCCTAGCGCCGAAGAAAAAGCAGAAGATCCAAGCGTTTGCGCCATCGTCTCAGTGACCATTGCTGACAACGACCCGGCGAATATTCCACCAACAGTCACACCAAGCCCTGACCAGTCACCACCGGCAATGGTTGACTGGAGCGTTGAGGATATGCTCTCGCCTGTAGACTCCCAGATTTTAGCCATATTTTTTATGTGTTCTGGGTCGTCTTCGTCCACCACATTGACCGGCGTGTTTTTGTTTATCTCGGCAAGGACATCATCTAAAGACTTGGCCTCTTTTTTAGTCTTTTTGAATGCTGCTAGGGTTGCCGCAAGCCCTGACTCTACAGTAGCATTAGCTTTTATCTGAGCATCACGTTCCGCAAGGATTGCAGCAATAGAATCATCACGAGCACCATCAAGCGCCGCATACATTTGGTTAAATTGTTCCTGTGCCGCCGTCCCTGTTTTAACCTTTTCCGTTAACTCGGATTTTTCTTTTGTTAACTTTGTTATTTGGTCAGTAAAATGCTTATAAACTGGTGCGGCTTTCGGTAAGCCTCTTGCTAATGCGCTATTAAAAGCTTCTGTAGTCTTTGCTAATTTTTCTTGTACTGCTTCTAATTCGTCTGCGCCTGAATCATCAAACCAGTTTTTAGGATTTAGTTTGAATGCTATTTTTTCCCCGGTTAACTCAGCAAGGCTCACAAGATGAGCAAGCTCAACGGCGAGCAACTTGGTAACTGCGGAAACGTTTTCTGGCCACAAGCTAAACGCATCACTCACAAAATCGGCGCTTTCTTTCCCAGCGAATTTTATTCCGGCAAATGATATGTCGAAAAGTTTAAGCGTGGTTTCAAGGCTTGAGTTAGTCATCCCGAAAGCTGCTTGGAATCGCGTCCCGATTGCGCTAATACGCTGCAAGAATACGCCTGACCCTATTTCATCTGAAAGTTCTGTTATCTTTTCAGTTGCCGCCGATACCGTCTGGCTCAATATCTCGCCAGTACCTTGGCTGTTTATCTGTCTAAAAAGGCCATCCCAGGAGTCGGACAGGTTGCTTATTCTCCCGTCAAGCGTCTTCATTTGCTCTTCTGCTGCGCCAGCAAAAGTTACTTCTCCAATCTGTTGAAGGAATTCTGTAACTTCTTTGGCGTTTTTGCCTACGCGAGTTGTTACGCCCTGGAATGTAAAAGCGAAGGCATCTGTTTCCGTGCTAGCTTTGATACCAAACTCTTTAAGCCGCTCGAATTCACCTGTAACAGCATCCGCCACAGCCTCTACAAATTGGTTGAGGTTTTTGCCCATTGCTGATGCTGTGTTACTAAACGAAATTAACGCGGCTTCGGTTGGTTGCAAACCTAAAGCCCTCATTTTTATAAATGAGTTGGTAATCTCAGGGATAGAAACAGGAAGGCGACCAGCCAACACCTCAAGCGCTGAAAAAGCTTCGCCCGCCAGTTTTGCCGATCCTGTTACGGTTTTTAAAGAGCTTGTTAGAACGCCCGTTTCGCGCTCTATTTCGACCAGCTTGTTAATAGACCCACCGGCAGACAAAGAAAAGGCCACCACAGACGCGGTAAGCGCCATAACCCCCTTAGTCACGCGCTCTGCTGAGCGGCTTAGCCTGCCCAAGTCGCTATCCGCTGTTCTGACCTGCCTGGAATCTGCCCGAATCTGAAGTGACGCAATATCTGTCATTTTTTAGCCCTGTCTGATAATGCTTTAAACCCTGCTACAACCGCCGCGCGCTTGTCTTCAATCGGCATCGAGTCTATCCACGGCGCTGGCCTGTTTCGGTCCTTAGCGTCCTGGAACTCGTTCACGTAGCATCTTGAGAGATATCTTAACATTCTGGCATCCCAAGCGTTAATAATTGTGCCTGTGACGCTGGCCCATGCGTGTATTTCGCCAAATGTTATCGGTGTCGGGCCCATTGCGCCGGACATGACAGGTCCTACCTCCATCAAATAATCAATGAGATAGGCTGCATAATCAACAGGGGGTAATTCAGCTAGCGGGGAGTCGATGCTAGAGTATTTTTCGTATCGACTTTGGTTTTCTTTTTCAGGGGTGCAGGCAAGCCATGCCCGGTGTCTAACATTTAGCACCAGGCTTTCGGCTATTCCGTAAAAAAATTGCCACGGTCTCCAACGAAATTGTCAACCTGCTCGCGAATCCACTTGTATTTTAAATACATCTGGAAACAAGCATCTTTGGAAAACGGAACTGCTTTCCCGCCTTCTTCAATGTTTTTCCATCCGATAGTACAAGATGCGAGCAATTCAGCAGATTGTCGTTCAGCGTTGGCGAAATCTACGCTTTTTGACTTTGACTTGTTGTTTATCTGCTTTTGAGCAATGTCTCTAATCTTGTTACTGTACAAATCAGAATCATGCCCAACTAGCGTGATAATAGCGTCTAGTTTCTCCCCTGTGACTGGGTGCTCTAGCACTAGATCCGCGCCATCGTTTGCTTTTTGTGTTATGTCGTACTTTGCTAAATCCATAATCTAAACCTCAAGGCATGGCCGCCGGTTAAAACGGCCATTATTTATTAAACCACGACAACCGAGTTAGTCAACGCAAGGTTTGCCGCTGCTTGTAGCCAAGCGTTAGCGTCACCGATGTTAATAGTGAAACTGGTAATTACAGCGGTAAAATACAGCACCGTTGCATCTGGTTGAGTAATTTTAATACTGTGAACATTGCCCTTTTGCGCTCCGTCAAAGCCTGCCTTAAGCGCTGTTTGTCCTGTGTCTGCTGAATCTCTTGTGATTGTTAAAGATGCGTCACCATAGTCATAAGATCCTGCTCTCTTGTTAACAATCCCAGTTGCCAGAGGGATGTTTGTATTGATCTGAGCCGTGCCGCCAAACTCGCCGATTGCTGTTACTTCTCCGACCGTTGCGTATGTTAGCGCTCCAAAACCCGCTGAGTCGTACGTTGCAGGTTCACCAACAACAACCGCAATAACCGTACCTAATGATATATCTACCGCCATGATTTAACCCCTTTCTATTTAAAAATGATCGGGCTACCTTCGTAGCGCCGCAGTTGCTCTTGCTATTGCCTGATCTAGCTCAGCAATTGTTACTCTTACCATGCCTTCTGGCGCTTGCGTTGACCATCCGTCATACTCAAGCTGGTTGATGTATGGCAAGTTGTTAGTTAAGTACCACACGTTACCTGGTGCGTTGCTTACGTCAACGTTGTTAATTGTGGTCGTCCCCGTAGCGTCTTCTGTGTCTAGCGTTCCGGTTGCCGGTCTCGCTATGCTGCTTTGCCAGTTTGCCCGAGCTTGCCCGCCAACGTAGCCTGGCGGTACAACCGTATTATGCCACAAGTCGGGGTTCCCAACTGGTGTGCGTAGAATAACCCGCTTAGACAAATCTAATAGCGTTGTCTCAATCACACGCCTGGCATTACGCCCGGCTCGCTCTGCGAACTGCGATATCTGCAAATTAAACGGGCCTGTTAGTCTAGCCATTATCTGCAAAACCTCTATATCTGACCGATACAGGCGTCATATACCAAGCGCCTGACACCATGCCCTGAGCTACGTCAACTCGGGTTAATTTAACACTTTGTGACTCGAATGTTAACTTAATTCCTCGGGCAAAGTAAGTGCTTATCTGATCAACTAATTGATGGGCTTCGTACTTACTGGCCCCTGCCGGGGTGTAAATGCTGATCTGGTATATTCCACGGAAATCATTGCTGTCATCGTCTCCAATGCCCACAGTTGCCGTGTTCGCTGGCAAAAAAGATTCCCTGATCCAGGTTGTACCAATTATTGGCGTGTACCCTGAGTTTTCAAACGCAATCGGTACACCGCCAGGCATTGAATTCAGGTGCGTTGATAGTGCGGCGCTTATTTTGCGGTTGCTCATTACACCCTCAACTGACAAATATAGATGATGTCACCGCCAGCCAGTGTTATTGGCTGCACGTCCAGAATTCTGAAACTCTTCCCCTGCAAAAAAGCAAGCCAACCTGGTTCCGGTCTTGACCCAATAGAATTTAGGACTAGCCTAATATCAGTTCTTTTGATCACCTGCCCGTCAACTTCATTTGACATAAAACGGCCAGGGTAACCGTACCCTGTAATTGTCGTTACTGTGCCAGCGGTCGTAATCTCGCCAGTAGCCGGGTTTCTCACTTCTGCTGTCACATAGCTTATAGATACCGCTTCGCCTTTTTCGCGAAGTAACCTAGTTGCCGTAGCTGATAACGTCATACTCTCACCGACCTAATCGAGCCGCCGCCTTTTATTAGCTTGCGTAGCTTTGTTGCCAGTGCTCGCAGGTATGGCGCTTGGTTTGCGTTGTCCATGTACTCGACTTCTATTACGTCCACTTTTTCGCGTTTCACTGCTCGCTCGATTGTAGCAAGCGGGCCAGTTCCCGCATCGACGGCAATCGCCGCTTCACATTGAGCGTCTTTTAGCAGTTGAGGGATGGCGTCTGATCCGATCAAGAAATTATCAACCCAAGCGTTATAGCGCGGCCATTGGAGTGACTGGGCTTCGCTGAATTTCTCACCTATAAAATCACGGCCTTCCAGATAGTCCATGGCTTGCACAAGCAAAACCGCCTCGGTTGCGGTCAAAGCAATGCCCCGAGCTGTTGCATAGTTTAGTAACTCGGCTTCACTGGCATAACTGTTGCTATTAGTTAGCCCTGTACCATCTTCAACGATTATTGCCATGACGCCGCCTTATGCTTGCTTTTTTGGTTCTGCTTTTTCTTTAAAAAGTTCGTGCTTTTTATCGTCGAAGTCTTCTTTGTTGATTATGTAGTAACTGCCGTGGCCGTCTTTTACTTTTACTGTTTCAATGTCCATGCTCATAAATAACCCTCTAAAAAAACGGGCATTTCTGCCCGTTACTTGATTAGCCTAACAGAATCGCCGTATGCTCTGGCTTCATATTTGCAAAGCCCCAAGCCGCCGCAATCTCGTATCTGATCTGCCTGTACTGCTTATACAGCCGCACCTCGAACGATAACCCAGACCGTGGGTCAGTCAGCGTCATAGCATCATCAGCCATGTCGCCCTCTTCCGGTATGGCAGGCATACGAGTTGCCAACACAATAGCGGAGCGACTGAACGCCGCGTTAGCTGTGTAGGTGTCACCAATGGTCATGGCCACTGCTGATGCTGCCAACGGCTTACGCAAACCAGGTGCCGCCAAGGTGATCACGCCAGGCGCCGCAACACCAGTTTCAACAACATACTTATTAGTATCGCCTGCGAACGTCACAACATCCCCGGCCAGTACAGTACCGGAACCAGTGATCAGCGTGATAGCCGTTGCACCGATGGCATAGCCTGCCGTGTTCGATGTGTAACTGGTACCAGTCCCCTTGGTGTGACTAGCCACCTGTGCAGATTCCCGGATCTGCATCCCATGCACATCAAGCAAGACGCCTTGACGCAACAAGGAAGAATCAGCCGCCTCGTTCGCCTTGGTGAGCTGTGTCAGTGTCCGCATTTTTGCGCCTGCGGTTGTGTCGATCACTAATTGCAGGTCAGAAAGCGGAGCGCCATTATCTGCCAGGATCTTGCGAACCTCTGCTGTATCAACGAGATTCGAAGCAAACGGCGTAGCACCAGCTGTGCCATACGCGCGGGAACTAGCTGAGTACAAACTAGCCAGGTCTGATTCCATCTCGTTTGTGAGAGTACGCATAGCTTGCGCGAACTGGCTTTGTAGCAAATTGCTATAGCCTGGGCCTGAATTCACGCCGCGTTGTTCTTCGCCGTTCCATCTGACAGGAACTCCACGCGCCTTGCTGATGGTGATGGTTTTGTTGGTGAACGTCTGATCACCATCGTTTGGAGCCGTAACGCCTGGGGTGATGTTGCTTGCTGCTGATGCGGGCGCAACAGGGGACCTCACAGTCTGCCCAACCGCTGCACGGGCTACGCTGGTATCCATGGTCACTGAAGGCACAAAGCCAACAAGCTCACGAGACACCGTATCTAGTGCTTCGTATAGATCCGGGGCCAAGTTAGTTAATGTATTAGCCATTATTTAAATCCTCATTAATCAGTAATTTTACCGCCGCCTTTTATGTGCGCCATTTGCGCCATCGGGGGCAGCGTGGCGAATTCGCCGCGAGTTAAAAATTTCACACCTTCGGCACCGCCGCTTTTACCTGACCCAAGAGCACCACCCCCGGATGATTGATTCCCTTTTCTTAGTGATGCAAACATTTCATCACTTTCAAATTCTTTTTTCAGATCAGCCATAGACGACACGGTCAATTGACCTGTCTTGTCTGTAACTTTCAGCCCGTCGTCTGTGTATTTCAGTCGTCGCGCTATAAATTCTTTTAACAATTCGGCGTTGTGGCCATCTGCTAGTTCAGTAGCCAGTTTCATAGCTGCGTTGTCGCGTTTCTCGTTTGCGACACTTGAGCGCATCCCGTCCAGTTCGTCCAGCAGCCTTTGCCGTTCAGCTTCGCTTGATTTGTGCAACTGCTCAAAATCACCCGCTTTTCTTGCGCGCTCATCAGCTTCACGCTGGGCAATGTTTTCAGCTTCACGCCGTGCTTCTTTCGCTTTTTTCGTTTCAGTCAAAAGCTCTTCTAGCTTGCCCTTCATTGCGTCGCGTTCTTGTAAAAGCGCGTTGTACTCTGCCGGGTCGATTGGTTTAACTTCTTCTGTTGCTGGTGTTGGTGCTTGATCTGTCATGCTATTAACTCCGGCCACGGGCCTTTAGTTGTGCGGTCACAAACCGCGTTAGATGTTCGCTTTCTCAAACGCCATTGGTTCAAGCGCTTTTAGTTCGTCTAGTGTGTATATTCTACCCGTTTCATCCCTGAAATTGCTAATTTTTAACCCGCCATCCCTAAAAAGCTTTGCGCGAGTGTTACCTAATACCTCAACTTGAAATGATTTTGGCTGTTTTTTTAGCCATTGTCCATAGTCCGTCTTAGCAGATACCAGCTCGGCACCGCCGGGCCCAACAGAGGGGCGCTTGCCCTCGGTGTCAAAAAGACTGAATTCGTCCTTGATTTCAGGAATCGTTGTGCTACGGCAGCCCCAGTGGGCCGGAGGTAACGGGCCTTTACCAATTGGGTAAACTATGCCATCTCTTCCACCGCATATCAACGTTGTGCGAGAGTCCAGAGTCGATAGCCACCGATACCCATCAAGCAAGCCTTGGTTTTCAGCTATCGTTTCGGCGCGCGCTTGGTTGCTAACGTGATTAATAATAGTTCTCGTTAGTGTCCCAGCCTGCCGCTTTGTTCGCGTTGTGACAAGTTCGGACACATTTTCAGCAGTTTGAGCGCCGGTTAATCCCTCTAGTACCCCATCATTAATAACCTGTAGTATTTCGGCGCTTTTGGCTTGGTGAAACTGGTTCAGAGCTTCAGCTATTGTAATTTTCGCCCTGCCGTCTGGGGCGTCCATCACCTGCCGCAATATTGCCGCCTCAACCCTTACGGCATCAGGCACAACAAGAGGCACGGTGGCAGCGACTTGAATCATGTTTGCAGAAAATGACACCTCTGCGGCGGTGAACTCGCTCACCGTCCCCATCGTATCAGATGTCATCTTTTGAAACCCTATATTGATGATCCGTTGCACTGACTCAAGCGTCATAGTCAATTGACCAGAGTTTCCAAGCTCATCTATTACCGCCAATTTTTCAGCGATAGATTTAGCAACATCTTTAACGATGCGACTGGCCTCAATTGCCTGCCCGTCTGCATAGCGTTGCACTAAAATAGCGTGCCGCGTGGCTGCATCTGCTAAAAACTTACTCATAACATTGGATCTGCTGTTTCAGCTTCTGCTTCAATATCCTCATCTGTCCTGTCGTGAGAGATTAGCCCGCCGGTTCTTAGCTGCCACCTCATATCCTGGGCTGCTATGATGCCACGGTCCAGTAGTGCTATTGAAGCCATTACTTGCTGTGGGTCAAGGCTAGCATCAAAGAATTCCTTATTGATCTTAACTTCGGCTTCTTCTGTGCTTGACCCCATAAACTCGGCACATGCAGCAAGAGCGCTGTAATACGCTTGTTCTACGTTGCTAACGAGTAGCGCCAGCTTTGACGTTTTCCCGGAGAATATCATTTTGATCTGATCAACGCGCATATTGCCGGACATGTCGCTGATAATGTTAGCGCCGATCTTAACGAGTTGTGTCTCTTTGTCTAACATTCCCTGCTGTGGCATCTGGTTTGGGTTAGCCTGGGCCAGTCCGAACGCGCCACCCTCCGGTAGTAACACGGCGGCCCGGCTGCCTATATTTAGCTTGCCGCCCATGACCTCGCTAACCCATGTCTGAGTTAGCCCGGATGCCCACGGTGTAGGCTGTCCAGTCATAAAGCTGGACTCTTCATAGTCCGCTGAGTTTCTATAGTGCGCTACGTTTAGCTCGCCAATGTCGTACAACAACGACTTGTCCACAGATTCATCATTGTTCTGTGAGCCGACAAAAAAGAACGGTATTCTATTCCATGACGACCCGCTGAATTTGCGTGGTACGTAGGGATCACCTATGGCGTTTCCTTCTTTGTCATAGATAGCCTGGACATAGACGCCATCTACTAACATCAAGACTCGATATTGCACAGACATTGCCGCGCCGAAGCCATCACTATCTACTAGCTCTACGTCTTCTTGCAGAACAACAAGTGATAAAAGCCGCTGCCCGTCAATAATAGTACAGCGCCAGTTTATTATGCTCTCTGCTGTGTATGGTAAGATTCTTGCTTGTAGATTCCTTGCTCTGACTTGACTGGCTGTCAGCCCCGGCTCTGCATCTGGGTAATCGACTAGCAGCCCGTAGCGGCCTGTCTCTATTGTGTCGCCTACGGTTTCCCTGATTTGTTGGTCGAGCGCTAACCCAGCGCCGTTGGCGTTTTCTTCAAGATACGCTAGGCTTGCTGGTAGTTTTATTTCAGAGTCACGGCGGAAAACCATTCCGAGAAAACCCTCTTTCGTCGCTGCCGTGAAATTGACAAAAACAGCCCTTGCCAGATATGACCTGTACCGCTCTATGTTTTCGCTCGACACATCGCAGGCGTTTGGCGCTGGCAGGTATCTAGTACCAGGTAGTGACGCTATCGAGTTGCCGCTGATGTTTGCCCCATCGCCCACATTTGCGCGCTTTTTGATGGCGCACGAACCTTTTACGCAATCCCTTACCATCTGCCAAGCCTGGGATGCGTCAATATATTGGCTGTGTCTGTCATTAACTGGCATGTTTTATCTCGCAAATGTTACGTTTAAATTAGCCACTGGCTTAACAATCGGGAACTCGTACGCTATCGGGTAGGTTGTCGCATCGTTTTGGTGATCATTCCCGGAAGATTTGTCTGGCTCCCCGTTTTTGTTATACGCCTGCTGCTCTAAGCATGTCGCAATTGTAGGACAATTTTTATCATTAACATAGCATACCCCGTGCTGAAACGCTGCATTAACCGCAATCACGCGGTCTTTAACCGCTGGGTTTTTCTTGTTTGCCCGGATTCTGAAACCAGCTTGCTCAAGTAGCGCAATGTCGCTCGTTGAAGCGTTTACCGTTTTCCGGCTGTCGCCACTGGCATCAGGATAGAGATAGATTGCATGCCCTGGGTATCGTTCTTTGATCGTCTTTATCGCTGCTGGTGTGTCGTACATGTCTTTTAGTTCATCAACCGCGTGCCACTGCTTGCCGTCCGCTCGCTTAACCCACACGCTAGCCGCTTGCCGCGTTACGTTAAAATCCATACCGATAAATAGCGGCTCGTTTGTTATGATGCTTTCAGTGCTGCGGTGCTTAACGCGATTATATGAGTTGTAGACTGTCCCGCTTGTCAAGTTGACGAATTGCCCTTTAATATAGGCATCAACTAATTCTGCCGGGTAGGTCTCCAACAGCGTAGAAATGTAATCAGGAGGTAAATATTTGGCGTTTTCGTAGGTTGACGCCTGCACCATCGAGTAACTTTCTGTAGGATCTTTGGCGAATCTATCATAGACAAACAGAAATCCCTCTGGCGTCGTCGTGACGCAAACACAGTTTTGCACGCCATTAATCACCAGACGCATTCGAGCTATTATTTTATTCCACGCGTCTTTAGCTTTTTCAACCGCCAGCGTATCTATCTCATCAACATGGGCGCGGGCTATTTTAAAACCGACGATTGAAGACGGATTGTCCATGCTGCGACAGACAATAGTACCGTACCGCTTGCCGCCATAAATTAGGTTAACTTCTTTGTTTGACACCATTATTTCGGTATCGAAACCCATCAACGCTGCGGCCTCTTCCATCGTTGGGTAGTAAATATCACGAATAGCCGAGTATGTCGGAGCGAAATAACCTTGTGTTGTCCCTGGGTGTTTAGCTGCAAAAATCAGCGCATCTAGGCACCCCACGAATGATTTTCCGCTGTTGTGGTGGATATGACCGAACTCGTCTACATAATTGTTAGTATCGAGCACTTGCATGTCATAATAATCCTCGCATTCCTCTACCGTAACCGCTAATATTATAGCCTCACTCAAAGGGGGATGATATGCCGAAAAAAGGTTCTGGTCTTGCGCGTGAACAGCGTGTGTTAGATCTGTGTGACGGGGTCCGAAAATCGCTATTGATTGCTCAAATTCTTGGGGAGAATCAAAAGTATGTTCAGCGGGTAATGTTAAAGCATGACGCTCCAAGGCTTCCGCGGGGGGCTGTGGTTGGCCAAGAGAATCCTGCATATAAGTTTGGTCGCAGAATTGATTGTGATGGCTATGCTCTTGTGACTGCTCCAATTGATCATCCTTACGCAAGGAAACGCAAAGATAGGAATTACGGGATAATTCTTGAGCATCGCCTTGTTCTTGAGCGCAAAATTGGCCGCTACCTTGACCCTCAAGAAGTTGTTGACCATATCGACGGGCTGCGCTTGCATAACGACCCATCAAATCTACGTTTGTTTGATTCAAATGCTGATCACCTACGCGCAACGATCTCAGGTCAAGTTCCGCACTGGTCGAAAGAAGGCTTTCAGAGATTGAGCTCAACACGTCTCCAACAATCAGAGAGTCAACGCGTCGATAGTTACCGTCTGCGCAAAACGTCCGGTGATGCCCGCTTGCTAGAAATTCTCCACGCGTTGTTACGACTCGGTAAAGATTCGCCCTATCTTTCCGGTACGCGCCTCCACTTAAAGAAAGCTGGAATTCTTGACTTGTCTGATTCCAACTTAATACGAGAGTTGGCTTTGATATATCAGCGATACGAATAAGGCCATCTATTGTATGCACCTTTGTGTCTGGGTGCATACAGCCATACCCACCCACATATGCCCGATACTTCGTATTAAGCCCATTTAAAAAAATATTTTGCGGCGCACTAACTATCAGCTTTTGCATTTGTTACCGTGATTTCGCCTGCTGGGGCGGCGACCTCGAAATTGATAGCTAGCGGGATCGCTTGACCGTCTGTTGTGACATCCACTTCATGCCGTTCTGACCACCTAGCCTGAGTTTTCATCCAGAAAATCATGGCGCTTGTGTCGCCACCTTTTGCTTTGTTGAACAGCGCCCCGCCAATAGTTGCGTTTGCTTTTGCTTTGGATAGGTCTAGTTCTGCTCTGTAATACTTCCGCAAAACCTTAACGTCAATTTCTAAAATGTCCGCGATGATCTTTTGTGTTGACCCAACCATTGTGTGCAAAGATACTATTTCTCGGCTCTGTTTCGTCGGCACGTGTGGTGGCATCCCTGGTTTACCGTTCGCCATTTTTTCGCTCCTTTTTTATATTAGGAATATTTACTTCTGGACGCACAGGATCTCGACGGTTTTGTCTTCCGTTCTTCCGCCTGCTGTTACAATTCTTGACGTTAATCTATACAGACTCCCGACGATACCGCCACTTAACCAAGCCGTTGCGGTCGTCGTCGTGTCTGACTTGCTATCGAGCGTTAGCCCTGCGACTGTCTCACCTGCTGCTATAGCTACGCCGTTAACCAGCCAACTTGTGGTCGATATAGTGTCTGCCCCCAGCCATGTTGCCCAGGACGCCATGTAATCAACAACGCTGTCAGGGTCTTTGTCTTCTAGCCGCTCGTAAGCCATGTTTATGCGCTCGCTACTGTAAATGATCTGTTTGACTACATTATCGTTAGTGTACGATTGCCTGCGGTTATTGTAAATGTCCGACCAGCGGGCGTTATCACACCACCGATTACAACTGATGCTTGATACGCTGTAACGCCAACGCTTGCTAGAGTTGCGTTGATAATCGTCGGCGTGTTGGTAACTACTGTCGCCGGATATGCGCTAACCGTTGCCGTTGCTAACGTTGCATTAACTGTTACATTGCCGCCGACCATGACCGAAGCCGGGTATGCTGTAGCACTGGCCGTTGCTGTTGTTGCGTTGACTGTAACGTTAGTCGTGGTCGTAACCGTTGCATCAAAAGCAGTAACGCTTAAAGCGCCGAGCGTTGCATTAACCGTCGTATTGTTGCCGGTAACTATTGTCGCCTGGTACGCTGTAACACCAACCGTTGCCAGCGTTGCACTAACAGTGGTTGCGCCACCGACAACCAAATCCACCGTTGCAGGCGAGCCGGTTAATACCCCGTCAACATAAAGTTGGTATTGGAATGTGTAAGCGCCATCCGGTGCGCCAGTAAACTCGAAACTTGAGTCCTCGTTAGCTGCTAACGTGCCAGTGCTAGGCCAAACGACTATCTCACCCCGCACTTCTTTACCGTTGTCAGTCGGCAGATCAAGGTCGTTGTAGAGATAGCCTGGTCCACTTTCACCCGTAGACGGTACGTTTTCAGCAAGCACACCATGGCCCGACACGCCTACAATCAAGCTGTCTGCAATAAGTGGCGTTGCTGATACGCGCATTGACATTATGCGTTAACCGTCAAAGCGAAAATGCCTGAAGCATTCCACGTTATACCAACATTCCCGGTCAACATGCTGATAGCCGTTGTGCCGTCCGCCGTCATGTCAATAAACCCAACACAGTCTTTATTTGTTGCCGTGTCAGAGTATATTACCGCCGTCTTGATTGTTGCAGGGTCGCCGGACGCCGAACTTGTCCACAACACATCAACCGCGTCGAAAGTTGCCACACCTGCTGTTTGCGACCACGTAACAGACGCAAGCGTTGCACCGCCAGCCGTATAGCCGCCACCCGCCGCAACTTCTGAGCTTGAAATGTTAGTTGTACCACCTGCACCCCAACACGGAACCGCATCTGTAGCCGCAATAGTTGGCGTTCCGCCGACCTGCAATGTTACCAGCCCGACCTTAAACGTATGCGTATCAACATCAATACGACCATCTGCAATTGCCTCTGCAAACTCATTAAATAATGTAAATGTACCTTGTGCCATGATTTTACTCCGCTGTTAAACGAGCCACGCCGTCAGCGGTGGCAATCGTGATTGTGACTAAATATTGTGTTGCAGCAACTAATGCTGCGTCTGAAAACGTTACTACACCTGAGCCATCAGACGTTAACCCTGTTTTTCTTACGACTAACGCGCCTGTTGTTAGGTCGTAAACTGTCGCAATAATCGACCCTGTTGACGCTAACACTGTGCCGGTGTTGTTTTTTAGCGGCTCTGTTGTGATGCTCGCTAAATTAACAACCGTTGCATCAAACGCAGAGACGCCAACAGTGCCCAGCGTTGCATTAACAATCGTGTTTTGTGCTGCAATGATTGTTGCTGTGTACGCGCTAACGCCAACAGAACCTAATGTTGCGTTGACTGTTGTGCCGCCGCCACCTACGGGTAACTCTGCTCGCAAATCATCTGCGACTGCTGCGGCTTCTGCGTCTGTGAGTTGTCTATCCCAATAGATCGCATCAAGAATGTCAATGTCAACGCCATTTGGGGTGTCTATGTATAGTCTATCCAGCGCATCACTTACACTGCCAGAAAACGACACACCCGTTGAATCCGCTGCATCCCCAACACGTCCCACTTGATTACGCCATGTGTAGACATAATCACCCGAGGTGCTTAGGTAGTTGGGTCGATAAACCAAGACAACAGTGTGTACAGTCCCCGTTGTTGCGATTTCTGGTGAAGTGTACAGTGTATTTGTTGTACGTCTAACCCTTAAGTTTGATGCCCCAGATTTTGTTACATGCACAACCTGGGTATCATTTGTGTGCTTTAATCCAAATAAACTGTCATAAGTCCCAGTCCCCATCGCATTAAGACGATACCTGAAAGCTACTGACACACCCTCAACCGGAGTTGTACCACCTGCGTCGATATTCCGAGTTGCAAAACTCATATTGAGTGCGGCGCTGGTTAAATTCCACGCCTTTTCGCCTGATATATCAACAAGCGTCTTTGTACCCGTACCTGTTAACGTGCCACCACTTTGTATATCAACAAGGTCTGTGTCACCTGCGCTCGGACTTATGCGCGTTATTAACCCATCAGTAATCGCCATCTACGACCTCGCAAAGAAATACATTTTTTGGTTAACGGCATTAATCAACCCAAAGCCATCTAATTTTGAGCTATAAAAAAATCGACCGAATGTGCCAGAGTTCCGCCTAACTGTTGGTGTAACGCCTGAGAACGTCAGTTGATCTATAGTCCAAACGTCTGTGCGGGGATTAGAGCTAAATTCAATAGTGTTGATTGTTGCTGTGTCAGATAAGTTGTGCCACCACGCTATCTTATTACCGTCTATTAACCAGCCTTGCGCGTGCCCCGTCACAACAGTACCAACAGCCGTTCCGGTCTTTGTAGTTGTGTGCGTTATATTTGTTGCACAATCAAACACCTCAAAGCCACTAGCAAGATTTTGGTCTAGTCGTACAATACAGTCGTGATCTGGTAAATAGGTTAAAGAATTATATCCACCGCCACCGCCTGAAACTCCATGCCGATACCATGTGTTTGTGGCTATGTCATATCTACTATAATAGCCAGTGCCAACACCTCTAAACCATATTGCATGGCGCGAAGGGTCGTAGCAGCAACCGCCGCCGCTAGTTGTGCCAGCAAAGCCATTAATTGCCCCAAACAAGTCAACTTCGCCCGTTACCTCATTAATAAAAAGTGTTCTACTTATGCCTGCCTGTCCAGAATATGAGGTACTACCCTGCACCGAAATGATAGGGCCGACCCCAGGCACACAAACGGGCTTATTGTAGCTGTGGATCGCTCTAGCACGACCGTCAAAATATAAGCCTGTAGACTCCTGACCATCGTTTAATGTGCCAAGATTACCTATTGCACCGGATGGGTTACGCAAACGCACCCATGTTGGATTGTCTTGCGATAAATCTATTTTATATGGCTCGTTACCTGCGTAGTCAGCATGGCCACCCTGCAATGGCAGATGAAATACCGAACCAACATCATCAAAGCAGCCACCAGAATATGCAAGCAATCCTGTAAATCCAGTGGTTGCAGTCCAAGGTGCATTTAACGGGTAGTTTGGGTTAACTGCCGCATCAAATTTTGGGTCAACATTGCTAAGCATGTTCGCGCCAATTTCTGCAACTGTTTGAGCAGCAACAGCCCTTCTCCACACAGGCCAGTTAAACTTACCGCCATAAATCCCCTGGCCGCTCGCTGCGCTGTATGAGTCATCGACTGGTGCGGCCACTTATTCAACCACCTTGATTGTCCAAGTCATATCAACGCCAACGTTGCCGCCGTCCGCGCCTGTTAATTCTGTCGATTTTAGGTCAGGTAGGTATTTGTTAAGAAGCTTTAGCCTGGCCTCATTCGCGGCTTTTATCCGCTGTACTTCGATTGCATCCATTGGCAATCCTAAGTCTTCGATTTTATTAATATTTTCAATTATATGCTGGACGCGACATTGCTGTGCAAGCTGCTCTCTCAAAGCCTCTTGCCGTGCAGCTCTATTCTTGTTTGCTGTATGTGCCGCAGCACCTGTAGTTTTCATCGTTATATCGTTTAGTTATAAACACATAAGCGAGTATATCGCAGGCACAAAAAAACCGCAAAGCAAAAAAAAGCCCCGACCTTGATCAAAAAGCGGGGCGAACTACACACACGTAGGAGGTTTAGTAAAATCTTATCATAATATAAAAAACAAAATAAAATCTAGCTTTTCATTCATTCTTATACCTCATCAAACATAACGTTTTCTTCTGCCATCTTGATTAAAATATTGTGCACTGCGTTTTTGTCTAAAAAATCTTTAGTTTTAAAAAGCCACCCAATGCTCTTACTTTTTAGATCACTTATAGTAAAAACTCCATGCGCTTTTAGTGCGTTACTTGTTTTCACACAAAGATTTAACTCGTCGATGCTTATAACATCCATTCTTATACTCCTATGCGCCCCGTAGGGCGCTGTGTGTGTTTATAAAATCTGATTTTCAAGAGAGCTTATGTATGCAAAAAGAGGTGATAACTCTTGTTGCTTCGCGCCCTGAGATTTTAACGCTCTAACTTCTTTTCTTAGCAACTCAATACAATCATTTACGAAAGCGTTGCTTTTGGCCTTCAGTTTGGCTCTAAGATTGTTTCTTTTAACGTGAGTTCCTTTTACCTTTGAAACTTCGGTTTCAATTTGCTGTTCGGTGAGTATCATTTTTGTTTTACTCCGTTGCGTTAGTCAGTAAGTACATTATCTCCCCGCTTATATCATTTGTGAAATATCGTTTTGGAATAACAGGAAAGCCGCATATAACTAAAACTACAACGCCATTAAACGCCATACAAGCCACAAAACACCGTACCCGCTAACCTAGCCTACCACAACACCTTAAAACGCCTCAAAAGCCGCAAACCATCGGCCGGAGCAACCAGCTCCCAGGTAACAACCCTAAAATCTAACAACCACGCGCAGGATAGTGCAGGATAGTGACAGCTTAGTGTCAGTAAGTCGTTGATTTATAAAACGATAGTAAGGATAGAAGAATAGTATAAGATACTATACAAAAAGAAGGGGTGTTATTAATAATCTGTATACTATAGAAATGACTATACCTACCAATATCTCTATATATAAAATAAGAGTATAGTATATAGGGTCTTAAACTATTTAGCCTACTCTGACTAGGCTTAGGGTTTTCGCGGCTTACAAGCCGATTTTTTTCACTATCCTGACACTATCCTAAACTATTCTGCGGTATTTCTTAAACAACAAACCCGCTTTACGCGGGTTCATGGCCTATATATATCAACAAACAGCATCATAGTCAACAGGCAAAATACCGTCTAATTTCTGTCTTGTTTATGTGGTGTTCCTCATGCTTTTCAACAGCTATCCCTTTTTCAACGAGTAACCGCAACCCCTTCTCAACGGCTGGCCGCTTATGTGGCCTGCAACGATTAACAATAACCCCTAATGTTTCTCCGTGGTCTTTTGATATGCATGCCATTATGCGCGCTAAAACCGCGTCTGCTGCGTTTTTGTCGTGCTCTTGGACGTTGGCGTGTGCAAGCATTAACTTATGCTCTACGTCCATCATAGCGAGCTTATAAGCATATCTCACATGCTCAGGCTCTCTAACCCCGGTTGGTGCGGCTAGTATCGTACTGATTTTGGCGCATAGTTCATAACCGCGGCGTGGGATGGCTTCCAAACCTGACCGGCCTTTGTGCTGTTCTGCCAGATCCCAAAACTTTTGATAAACTTGGTCAAGCATAGAAGCTGCCGTACTGGTCGTGAGTATTTTTATGCGCTCACCGAAATACTCTATTCTGTCCTCACCACCAACCGAACATTCACCTGGGGACACTAAGCCGCCAATTTTTAGCCGTAACTTTTCTGGCATTTCCTGTTTTTTAAAATTTTGCTTGCGCCGTGGATTAGTCTCTAACTCTGAAAATATCAGCGCTCTTGACATAAAACCGTTCGTTGCTTGCTCAAAATCCATCAAGCCATTAAACGTCACAGGCGTGGTAAAACCGATCATTGATAAAAATGGCCGCTCTAAACCATGCTCTATATTGTCTAGTGCGTGCTCAAGCTGTTTCGATCTGCGAGCGTTACGCCCGCCCGCATCATCGTTTTCGGATATTTTCTTTTTGCACTGCGATAACTCGCCAATCAATATCTTTTTAACTTCATCCCTGACATCCCCGCTGACAGGCATAAACCCAGTGGCTTTTGAGTACGCCATCATGATAATTCCGAGTAGGTCCTCAAGATATGACGCCCCGCCCTTGGTCTGTGCGTTGATGATCTTTTTAACTGTGATTCCTAGCTCATCAATCATATAGCTGCACATCTGGTGTCTTAGCAGGTTTCTGACAACTTCCTGCCCTGATTTCATAGCGCCGTGCATAGCTGGCGTTAGTTCACCAGCCCGCATAACCTGCATGTAGGCTTGCTGTACCGCTTCTTTGCCGGTAGAAGATCCAGACACACAAAACGCTAACAGGTTTGTCGATATATTGTCGTGTGCGTCTTCATAGCGCAAACCGCATAGATTACCCACTGCGACCAGCGCAGCGGCTACAGATAAAGACTCACGAGGATAGAGACACTGTGAGTTAATCCACGCGCATACTTCGCCAACAAAACCTGGTGGCCGTTTAATATCAACGTTGGTGGTGTCTATGTCTGCGTCATTGTCGTCATAGTCAAATACTGTGTCACTGATAAACGTCACAGACTCCCATGGGGCCACCCAACCACCCTCAACAGCATGATGTATTAGTGTCCCCAGCGTTGCAGGCGTTGCAGACTTGCCGAAGCTGTGCCACTTGCGCGGCATTTCGGCTGGGTTGTATTTCTCGCTCTGCTGGCTCCATTCGTCCCAGAGATCGTAGCCAGTGCCGCCGGTCCCGTGGTGTATCGCCATGCCTATCAACACCCAAAACTCATAATCAACATCCTTGTTATAAATGAATTTAAGAATTGCGCGAATGTCGGCAATGGTCATATCTACCGTGTGGCCGTTATACTCTGTTCTGTGTGTCTCTGGTTTTTTGAGTAGATCTAACAAGGCTTTAGGTGCTGGCGTTATTTCAGCCGGTGAGCCGTACAACACATCATAAGTGTTACCACTAGCATGTAGCGACCCTGGCCCCACAACAAACCCACTGGATTTAAAATCAATGCCGTCATAGTCGTGGTGATGTTGTACCAGAGCCACGTCACCAGGGACACTAAAATATAAATGTCTACTGGCCCCACCTGAGCCGGTGCGGACAATGAGTCCTGAACCTGCAATCTCTGGTACAGCCGAAAGTAAAGCGGCGTATGAATCGGCCCCGCCGTTTCGCTCGTCAACGTCTATAACTAGCAGACCAGCGCATAAAACACCGTACCCAGTGCTAAACTGGCCCATCAGTTCCATGGTTTCGAGCTGTTCTTCCGACCACAGTGGTGAGTGCTGCCAGTTTGCAGCGATGGGATGTTTCCCTGGTACTGGACAATCCACCCTGCCGCATGTGCAGCGGCCGTCTTTAATGGGGTTTAACCCAAATATCCTGTAGTCGTTATCTATGAAGTCTTGATACATTCCTGCAACTCCCGCTGATACGTTGCCGCTGTTCTCGTTATTTTTAGGTTTTCTTCTAGTAGTTTTATTACGTCACGTTTGAGTAATGTGTTTTCTCGTTCGAGATTGTAGATTTTTATTCTGAGTTTTCGCTCTTCGTTATTCATTTCTGCCCCTCTAAACCCTCTAAATACTCTGATAGCTTTTCTACAAACGCGGCTGACGGGTTCCCATTGCCAGAACACAAGCGCCACAGTGTTATGTATGACACGTCCGCAGACATAGCAACGCGCCGAAGGTTTTTGTCTTTTAACTGCTTCTTGATTTGCTCTGTAGTCATCATTCTTTTATTGCTCCTGTGAAAATATTTTTACTAATGTGTAGACAATATAACTTATATGTAATATTGTTTGCAACGTGGAATCAAAAAACGGAGAAAGAAAGATGTTAAACACAATACAAAAACCGGCTGACCGTCCAGTGCTGGTAACAATATGCGGTGACGCTGGTCTCGGTAAAACAAGCCTGGCTTGCACCTTCCCAAGCCCAGTCGTTATACGTGCAGAAGATGGATTGCAGGCAATACCAACTGCACATCGTCCTGATGCCTTTCCTGTCATTCAGAAAGAAGCCGATCTGTGGGAGCAGATAAAAGCGTTGCTTCAGGAAGAGCACGACTATAAAACACTGGTTATCGACTCTGTGACAGCGCTAGAACGCATGTTTGTACAGCATGTTATTGATAGTGACCCAAAAAACCCACGCAGCATCAACCAAGCTTTGGGTGGCTATGGTGCGGGCATGCAAGCAGTTGCAGGTATGCACCAGCGGGTTAGAAAAGCCTGCGGTATGCTAAACGACCGCAAGCAGATGAATATTGTGTTTGTCGCGCACGCTGATACAGAAACAATAGAGTTACCAGACAGTGACACATATACCCGTTATAATTTACGGCTGTCTAAAAAAAGCATAGCGCCTTATGTGGACGATGTTGATTTGGTTGGATTTATCAAGCTGGAAACATTCACCATGGGCGACGGTGAGCGTAAAAAAGCGGTGAGCGATGGCACCAGGCTACTTGTTACCTACGCAACAGCGGCGAACATCAGCAAAAACCGCTACGGCATAACAGAAGATTTGATTGTTAAACAGGGTGAGAACCCGCTGGTTAATTATATCGAGGTGTTAAAATGAGTTTCTGGAATTTGAGCGACAATAAAAAATTAGAGGCGTCTACAGAGTTTGAAGCTGGCGGTAACATGGAGCCGATCCCAAACAACACGGATGTACTGGCGGCGATTGACGAGGCTAAGTGGGACAATTACGAGGGTGAAGATTACATCTCGTTGCGTTGGGCTGTGCTTGCACCAGCGGATTATAAAAACCGCAAGATCTTTCAAAAACTAAAAGTTAATCAAGACAACAAAGACAAAGCAGACAAAGCCAAAAAAATGCTTGTTGCGATTGACACCAACGCGGGGGGGAAGCTTTTGGCAAGCGGCAAAGCACCAGATGACATGATGCTTACAAGCGCCTTAGTTAACCGCCCCATGGTTTTAAAGCTGTTTGTCTGGGAAATTGAAGGCAAAAGCGGTAACTGGGTTGGCAAAGTTAGCGCACGCAATGCAGGCACTACACCACCGCCGCCACCAGCACCAGCACCAGCCATAGAGGATGAAGATATAGGTTTTTAAAAACAAGCACTGGGCGCACTACGCGCCCTTTTAAAAACAAACCAACAAGAGCATAAAAAAATGATTGAGCAACGATCACCAGAATGGTTTGCAGCAAGAAAAGGCAGAATAACTGCCAGTGTGTGTGGCGCTATTTTAGGGTTAAACCACTGGATGTCACCGGATGACTTGATGCGTCAAATGGTCAGGGAATGGCATGGAGCAGAGCGCGAATTTAAGGGCAACGCTGCTACTGAATATGGGGCGTTTCACGAGGATGGAGCAATCACACAGTACGAAATGGAAACAGGTCAAAGCGTCGAGCAGTGCGGTTTCTATACGCATGATGAATTGCTTGGGGCCAGTCCTGACGGGTTGTTAGATAACGGAGGTTTGATCGAGGTCAAATGCCCTTACGGATTACGCGACAACAAATACCCACAGTTCAAAACGCCAGAGCAACAGCCACACTATTACGCACAGATGCAAATTGAAATGCTTTGCGCTAATAGAATATGGTGCCACTTTTACCAGTGGGCACCGCACGCGACACGGCTCGACACAGTTTTCATGGATGACGAGTGGCTTATTCATAATGTGCCAGTTCTACGTAAATTTTACGATCAATTTTTAGAAGAAAGAAAGCCAGAAAACAGCGCTAAATATTTAGAAGATAAAGTGCAAGAGGTGGACACGTTACGCGCAAAAAAGTTAGCAGCGGAGTATCTGGAGATCTGCGAGGCGATAAAGCTTGCGGAGCAGCGAAAAAAGGACGTTTTGTCAGAGTTGGTAGCTATCTGCGAAGAGCGAAACAGCGTGATAAACGGCCACAAGCTAACGAAAGTTAAGCGCGCAGGCAGTGTGTCTTATGCAAAAGTTGTAAAGGATCACTTGCCTATGCTTGACCTTGCACCGTACACCGGCAAAGAAACAGAATATTGGAGATTGAGCTAAGTGTTGAGGGACTACCAACAAGCGGCGCATGACGCCGCCATCGAGTTTGTTAGGGGCTGTCTTGATCCTTGTTTGATTGAGGCGGCGACGGGTTGCCATGCAAAAGGCCACGGCATTTTGATGTATGACGGATCAATTAAAAAAGTGGAGGACATAGAAACAGGCGACAAAATAGCAGGGCCAGATGGTACAGCAAGAACAGTAAAACAATTGCACAGAGGCGAGGATATTATGTACAAAATATCACCCGTAAAAGGTGAGCCTTTTGTAGTAAATAGCGGCCATATTTTGAGCTTGTACAGAACAAAAACAAGCAAAAACGAACAAATAGGATATTGTGAAATATCTGTTAAAGATTATGTTTCTCAAAATGCATATTTTAAACACTTACACAAATTACAAAGGTGTAGATTTGAATTTAAAAGAAAAGATCTACCAGTTGACCCTTATGTTGTTGGTGTTTTAATTGGTGATGGTTGTTTAACAGGTCTAACACCATCTTTTTGCATACCTGACAAAGAAGTTATTGATTATATAGAGTCATGGGCCAAATTACTTTGCTGTAGCATCAGCATTCATTCAAAAGGTAGATCAACGCCAAATATAAACATAGTCGATCATATAGCGAATAGGTCAAAAGAAAATAGAGTCAGAGCACTACTAAAAGAGGTTGGAATTTATTTTGATTATGCAAAAGATAAAAAAATACCTTTTTTGTATAAGACTGGTGACAGAAATCAGCAACTAGAATTGTTAGCTGGTCTACTTGATACCGATGGGCATTTATCAGGGTCTGGGTATGATTGGATTTCAAAATCTGAGCAACTAGCTGACGATGTTGTTTTTATTTGCCGATCTTTAGGTTTAGCCGCGTATAAAAAGCAGTGCATTAAGTCATGCCAAAATGGATTTTCAGGCAATTATTTTAGGGTGTCAATAAGTGGTGATTGCTCAATAATCCCAACAAAAATACCGCGAAAGCAGTCCCCTAAGCGTGAACAAATAAAAAATGTTTGTGTCACTGGGTTTACTGTTGAACCGCTTGCCCGTGGTGATTATTACGGTTTTACGGTTGATAAAGACCATCTATATTTAGACTGTAATTATGTTAGGCACCACAACAGCGGGAAATCACATATTATTGGCGCGCTAGCTGAAACCCTAAACAAAATCAGCAAAGGCAAAAAAATACTATGCTTGGCGCCTAGCGCCGAGCTAGTCATACAAAACCGTGAAAAGTATCTGGCAACTGGTAAGCCCGCTAGTATTTTTTCATCCTCTGCCGGTGGCGCTTGTCTGCGTCATCCAGTTGTATTTGGCACACCTGGCACTGTTAAAAACAAGATACAGCGTTTTAGTGGCGAGTTTTGCGCGGTGATAATTGATGAAGCACACAAGATCGCGCCGACTATTAAAACGATCATCCAGTCAATGCGGGAGTGTAACGACAAGCTGCGAGTCATTGGTTTGTCTGCTACGCCTTACCGCCTGGGCAGTGGTTACATCTATAGCATGGACGAACAGGGCAATGTTAACGATGAATCTAAAGCAAGGGAACCGTATTTTTTAGCAAAGGTTTTTACTGTGTCGGCTAGGGATCTTCTAAGCCGTGGATTTCTAACGGAGCCTGTGATCGGCGCGTTACATGTTGACGGGTACGAAACGCTAAACATGCAGCTAAACAGTATGGGACAGTTTGCAAAAGATGACATAGACCAAGCGTACCACGGGCACGGGCGCAAAACTGCCGCCATTGTTGCGGACGTTGTAATGCAGTCACAGAATCGTAACGGTGTTATGTTTTTTGCTGCAACTGTGCAGCACGCAAAAGAGATTTTAGCCAGCTTGCCACCTGGGTTGTCTGCACTGGTAACCAGCGATACAAAGAGCAAAGACAGGGCTAGGATTTTAACTAGGTTTAAAGCAAGAGAGATAAAATATCTTGTCAATGTCTCAGTGTTGACCACCGGCTTTGATGCACCACACGTTGACGTTATAGCGATACTACGTGCCACCGAGTCTGTTGCTCTGCTACAACAGATCATTGGCCGTGGCATGCGCATAGATGATGGAAAAGACGACTGCTTGGTGCTGGACTACGCCGAAAACATTGAGCGCCATTGCCCAGACGGTGACGTGTTTAACCCGACAATAAAAGCAGCATATGTTGGTACTGGCGCTGCTGTCGTAAAATCTTTGTGCCCAAGCTGTGGCTACACTAACGAGTTTGCAGAGAGGCTAAACGATGACGGTTTTGGCGTTGACGAAAACGGTTATTTTTTAGACGTTGCAGAACAGCGAATAGAAACCCAGTTCGGGGATATGCCAGCGCACTTTGGCCGCCGTTGCTGGGGCCAAATAAAACGCGGGCCAGTGTATGAGCGTTGCTCGTACCGCTGGACGTTTAAGCCGTGCCCGCACTGCGAGGCTGAAAATGATATCGCGGCAAGGTACTGCATAGAGTGCAAAGGCGAGATAGTTGACCCCAACGAAAAGCTAAGGGCAGAGTTCAAGGCGTTGAAACGCGACCCTACACGAATGCAGACTGACAACGTTTTAGAGTGGACTAAATGCCCTGGCATATCACGCGCTGGTAATGAAGTTTTACGGGTTGATTATGTGACCGAGTACCGTACTTTTAGTATTTGGTACACAGAAAAAATGAAACGGGATAACGATTTATTCTTGTCTGCAACTAACGGAGGTATTGAGCGGCCAAAGACACTAACCTATAAAAAAGATATAACGACCGGATTTTATAGAATTTACGCTTATAACCAAGAGGCTGATAATTGTGAAATTTAATCCAGATATACAAGTTTTTGGTGATCTTGATTTTAGGCTTGCTTGCCCTTCGGAGTCGGCTGAACAGGTTACATTTTTTGCTGAGTTGCGGCGCACTATGCCGCACATAGCGGCTATAGCAATACATCCAAGAAATGAAGGCAAGCGTACACACCAGCAAACAATACGCTACAAAAGCGAGGGCATGACGCCTGGGGCGTGCGATATTGTGATCCCTGGCTGCCCGGCTTTTTGCTGTGAGTTAAAGAGACAAAACCACGTTTTAAGCCGCTGGCAAGAAGGCCAGCAAGAATATTTGATGGCGGCAAAAGAAAATGGGGCGTTTGTGTGTGTGGCGCTAGGGTATAAAGCGGCATTAGAGGCGGTTAAAACATGGTTAGAATTAGTGAACGAGTAATTAACGTATTAACCGGCGAAGCGGATTATGAGTCCCTAGACGACACGGGCCGCAGCGTTATTAGTCTGCATTTATATTTAGCAGCTAAAAAGCTGTGCGCGATAAAAGACAGGGAGCAACGGCACGCAACACTGGCAACATTACCGCCGACCATTCAGCCGCTTATAAAACTAAACGCTATAAAAATCTGGAACGATATGAAATAACGGTATTTCACAATAGAAAATAACAGGACTATAGTTTCAACATCGGAAACAAAAAAGGAAGATAAAAAGATGAAAATAAGGAAAGATATTTTATTAACAGTTGCAGGAATAGCGGCGCTTATTGGCGTTGCAGCGCTTGACGACGACACCAAAAACATTGTCGAAATACAGCAAAAGGCACCTGCTTTGCTGGGTGGTAACTATCGAGTTGTTGAGGTTACCGAATCAAAAACGGGTGGCGAGGTGTGTTACTTGGTAAGCGGTGAAGTTGTCTGCATTGAGTCGGTCGATGGTGTTCTGAGGTATGCAAGATGAACGAGTGGAAGCAATGGCATGGTGACGATGATATGCCGTCAGATGTTGCGCCAGACGACTTAGTACAAGTGGCATTTGAGCCAGGTACACCGATTATAGGCAGCTCTATCAAGCCAGCACGCGAGTGGTACTGGGGTCGTTCAGATGGTGGTAATGTGATCTTTTATAGGATTGTTGGAGAAGAAAAACAAATGAACAAGTACAGCAAAGAGATTAAAACAGGTGTGTATGTTGATGTGTACGACGTGCTGAAAGCGTTCGATGTGCGCTGCCCTGCACTGCAACACTTGATTAAAAAGGCGCTGGCAGCTGGCCAGAGGGGACACAAAGACTTGATGACGGATCTTGACGACATTATTGCTAGTGCGAACAGAGCAAAGGATCTGGCAGAATGATTAAGTTCAAATTGCTAAACGACAACGCTAAGTTGCCAATGCGTGCAACGGAAGGCAGCGCTGGTTTCGATCTGTACGCCACTGAGCACTGCATCATATGGCCGTTAGCACAGGTCAAGATACCAACAGGCGTAGCTTGTGCTATCCCTGAAGGGTTCGCTGGTTTTGTTTGGCCTCGCAGCGGTTTAGCTGTGAAGCATGGGCTAAATGTACATGCTGGGTTAATTGACTCTGATTATAGGGGAGAGATCCACGTCTGTATAATCAACCACGGCGATAAAATGGTTGAGATCTACCCAGGCGACAAGATAGCACAAATGGTCGTGAGTCCTGTCATGCTAAAAGCGGAAAAAGTTAAGACGCTAGACAACACACAGCGAGGCGTTGGTGGGTTTGGGAGTACGGGGAAATGAAAGTTGAGAGCCGTTCGCGTCTTGTGAGTGCGGTACACAGGAGTGGTATACGTAATGCTTTTCACATGTAAAAAATGTGGGGAGACACGCCCCGCAGAAGGATACTACACAAAGGATGCAGGTCAACGTAGGGATACTACTTGCAAGACCTGCCGTAAACAAAAACGTGCCGAAAGGCACAGAGTAGCTAAAGAAGCCAAGGGGATCACAGTGGGGCGCACCTATGACCGTTGTCAGAAGAGAAAGTGCATTAACCCACGTCAAGGGCAACTAACCCCTGATGATTACCACATGGCAGCAGCTAGCTACGTCAAGAAAGACGGAACACAGTCAACCAATAGGGCGCGTATCTGTAAAGTCTGTAAAAGTCAGATTGATCGGAGAGCCTATGCTGAAAAGCGTAGAGCATTAGAGAAAGATGAGCGAATTCAGAAAGAGAAATCCATAGTTTATGTAGTGGATTGGTCAGAGTTTAGTCATCTGGCCTGGGACGTAAGAGCCGCTAATGATTACTTGAGAGGTAGATTAGTAGCCTAAATTGCGGCTCACAAACGCCAAATAAATAAACGCCGAGAGGTTTCGCAAGAGCGGTTTTTGAACACAATAGGAAACGGAAATGAAAAAAGTTGAAACGAAAATCATTAGCGCAGCCATGTACGAGCTTGCGCGAACCATTCAGTCGGATGACGGCGTTGCTAATGCGGCTTGCGCAGAGGCCGCCGAGCGGCTGGACGAGCAGACCGTTGAAATCAGTAGGTTAAAAGACAGGCTGCACAAAATTGACAGCGACAATAACACAATTATTGCCTTTGCTAGGCAGCAAGAAGCGCTTGCTAAATCGCTTTATGAATTTATGCACGAAGCGGTAAGGCACTGCTGGATGGGTAAGTCTTGGACACCGCAACAAATACGAGATAAAGGCGTTGAACTTGGCTTGATGGTTAAGAAAGGAAAGTATGTTTATGCTTATTCTGACGAGCTTAAAAAGCATTTCGGGTAAGACAGTTAACCCCAAGCACAACGGCAAGCGTAGCGCGTTGTTATGCGCTGAATTAATGGAGAGAGATTATGGAATACCCTTGGAGAAATGTAGGTAGCCTTTGTGAGCATTGCGGTGAGCCGACAGAGCAGAGGCCAGTAAACACGCAAGGGCTTTTAATTGTATCTGGTTTTGAGCCTATGGAGTACAGACACGCAAACAACAAAGAACAGGTGTGTGTGCGAGTTTTAAGAGACAAAGTTAGACCTTATGACGGATGCGGCCAGTACGAGAAGTATCACAAGTTCGGCACCCAAAAAGTAACATGCCCATCTTGCGATTCACAATATACCGCATTGTCATGGGTTACTCCGACAAATATGCCTGAATACCAAGTAGGTCACTGTGAAGATTGCGGTGAAACTTGGAATGAATGTGCTAGAAACACATAACCACAAGCACAACGGCTGGCGCTTTTTGCCAGTCCGTTTGATGCGCTTTGTTACGTGATTTGTTGGAGAAGAAAATGTTACGACAATCTGGAATAACGACACGGCAGATGCAGGCATCTCCGGTTAATGCGATTTTTGTCTGGTGCAATAACGACCTGACCTACCCCAAGTTATTAGCGTCATACATCAACAGAGTTGATTTGGAAATAGTATCCCCTATGTGGTTGGAACACGCGAGTAACTGGCGAGGGAGGAAAATTAGTGGGATTAATACTGATCATGCATTAGACCTTACGGAACGCCAACTTGGCGGGCTAATAGCCGCGAGAACTAGGGTTTTTAGTGCATAACCCCAAGCACAACGGCTCGTGGAGTCCGATTGATGCGCTTTGTTAGGCGCGAGGATTGAGAAGAATGAAAGTATTGATTGCATGTGAATATTCTGGCCGTGTGCGTGATGCGTTTATTGCGCATGGGCATAATGCTATGAGTTGTGATTTATTACCTACTGACCAGCCAGGGCCACATTACCAAGGAAGTGTGCTGGATATTCTAAACGATGGTTGGGATTTAATGATTGCTCACCCGCCATGCACTTATTTAACTTGCTCTGCTGAATGGGCTTATGGTGATGGGCCTTACCACCAGAAAGTAAAAGAAGGAACGCTGGTTGGCGAAGCAAGGCGAGAAGCAAGGCGAGAAGCAATAGAATTTGTGAAAACGCTGTATAACGCACCCATTGAAAGAATAGTAATAGAAAATCCAGTTGGCGTGTTGTCGCGTGAGTTTAGAGAACCAGACCAGTTTATACAGCCATACGAATACGGCGAGGATGGCAGCAAGAAAACATGCCTTTGGCTTAAAGGTTTGCCGCCATTAGTGCCCACCAGATTGCACCCGCCAAGACTAGCGAAAACCAAAGACGGGCGCGGCTATGCGTTTAGATGGAGCAACCAAACTGACAGCGGCCAGAACAAAGAAAGCCCTGGTGCTGATCGGTGGAAAATTCGTTCAACAACATGGCAAGGATGGGCAGAAGCCATGGCTGAACAATGGGGCGCTATTGATCACAGTAAGTGCGCCTAACCACAAGCACAAAGGCTCGCAGAGTCCGATTGATGCGCTTTGTTAGGTGCTCTATTTATTTGATGGTTGTTTTGCTGGGGATTGATTATGAATACAGAAATGAATGGAAAGACAATTTATTCGATTGTTTTTAGTGGCGGTAATGGTGAAGAGTTAAGGTCAAGTGCTGACGTTAATCTTGAGTTTAGCGCGACACAACGCGAAGCACCTTGAAACCATAGTATGGGCAAGAACATCATTTACGCCAGAGCATAAAGACAGCTAACCCTCAAATAAACGGCTACAGCTTTACCGTAGTCCGTTTGATTTTGTTGTTATGTGGGTATTTTGGAAGTGCTGACTATCGTCAGTATTCTTACCGAGGCTTGGCAGTGCCAGCGTAGCAAAACTGCCACTTACTTAGGAGAGTGAAAATGATTGGATTTGTGTGTGGGGAAGATTGGACGGCTTTTGAGTTT